CTATCCTCTTCGTCGGCAGCGTCAGATGTGTATAAGAGACAGGGTTAGCTCGACGACTGCGACGACTGCGACGCTAGGGTGGCCGGCATCGTCCGATAATTTTGTAGTGACGGGATATCAGGCCGAGTACTGTGTTGGGGCTGGCTGTACGAATTACTCAAACCTGCTGACGACGAATACGACATCGATCACGTTATCAGGTTTGACTCCTGGCACGACCTATCAGGCTCGTGTCAAGGCCTACGACGCGGCGGGCAACGTCTCGTCCTCCTACTCGAATACGGTCAGCTTTACGACAAGTGGCGCGGCGCTTCCGTCGATGACGACCGTCGATGCCGATTCGACTGGAGCTAATGTCGCATGGACGGGCTCGCCGGCCTCTATCCGGGTGCAAACCGATTCCCTGAACATCGTAGAACCGATGTCGGCCTTCCCGGTGTCGAGCGAAACGATTGCCCATGTGCAGTCGCGCTCGGTCTCGGGAAGCGGAAACAGTATTAGCCTGGCCTATGCCTCGAACAATACGGCGGGAAACTTCCTGGCGCTTCGGCTGACGGCTTCGCCCTCATCCGTGACCATCTCGAACTGTAGCGACACGCGCGGCAACACCTGGGAAGCGGTCCCGAACGCCACGGGGGGATCCGGGGGATATCAGGCTATTCGGCACGCCAAGAACGTGCTGGCTGGCGCCAATACCGTGACCTGTACCTTAACTGGTGCAGCCACTTTTTCCACGCTGGACATCTTCGAAAAGAGCGGCGTCGATCGAACGGCGCCGCTGGATCAGTCGAAACTGACACAACAGGTTGATCCGGGGACGGGGGCCGATGCGATCTCGTCCGGATCTGTGACGACGACGGCGGATGGCGAATTGATCCTGGGGGCGACGCTACAGGTCGGGGCAACCGTCTATAGCGCCTCGGCCGACTTCTCAGGGACGCAAGGGCCGGTCTGGTACTACAAGGATTCCTCTGGGTCAAATCTCTCCTGGACGGGAACCTATTGGCAAGGGGCTGGCTATCTCAGCCTGTGGGATACGGGCGGGCATCCCGGGAACCCTTTGGATGCGATGCGGCGGTGGGTGGCTCCAGCCGATGGATCGGTGCGGGTCACGGGCACGGCGTTGAATTATTCCGGCTGTGGGTCGAATGGCACGATTGTCACCATTAAAAAGAATGGGACCACGCTATGGACGCAGTTGGTGACGGGGGCGACCAGTTATCCCTACGACGTGTCGACGACGGTGGTTGCGACCGATACGCTTGATTTTCTAATCAACAATAACGGGCAGGACATCTGCGATAGTACCCAATTTGACCCTACGATTACCCTGGGGACGTCGAGCGGATCCGGCGGAACGACCACGCTGGCCGGGACTGGGTTCACGCTGCGGCATGCGACTGTGAGTGATTCGCCGAGTGCTGATCAGGTTCAGAGTACGGCCGGTCCTATTGCGGCGACCTTTACCGGGGCGGATGCGTTGAACGATTACATTACGTCGATTGCGACGTTCAAGCCGGCAGCGTCCAGTATCAGGTATTCCCGCGTGTGGCCGGCTGGGACGACCTTTGTTTGCATGTATCCTCGGGATGCGGCTGGTAATGAGAACGCCATCTCTCCAGGCTATAAGTGCGATTCGGTGGGGCCTGTGGCCGATACGGTGCCGCCTGTTCGATCGAATGGTCAACCAAGTGGGACGTTGGCTGCGGGTGCCACTTCGGCGACGATCAGCATTGTTACGGACGAAGCTGCGTCGTGCCGTTATTCGACAAGCGCCGGTATCGCGTATGGGTCAATGGTCAACGTGCTGGATGTCTCTGTGAATTCGCTGTTTCACAGCAAGACGATTAGCGGGCTGTCGAATGGGAACACCTACACGTACTACGTTCGGTGCCAGGATGCCTTCTCGAACGCGAATTTAACGGACACAGTAATCTCCTTCAGCGTCGCGGCGGTGGCTGGTGACACCACGCCTCCATCGAAGGTTACGGGATTGACAGGGCAGGCTCTCAACGCGAGCCAGATTTCGCTGTTGTGGGCTGTGGCGACGGACAATGTTGGAGTCGCAGGGTATGAAGTCTATATCGCGGCGCTCGGGATAGATTATGCGCTGGGGGCGACGACGTCCTCCTTGTCGTCCGTTCTTTCCGAGCTGTCTCATTCTACGTTGTACCTTCTCAAAGTTCGTGCGCGTGATGCGGTGGGAAACTTTGGAGATTACAGCGATCCGCTTGTGATTTTGACCCCGCCGAGCGATGTGACGCCGCCGAGCGATCTGTCCGGGATGTCGGTGCATGCGGTGGATTTTCAGGCGCTCGATCTCGTCTGGTCAGCGGGGACGGATGATGTTGGGATTTCCTCGACGAACATTGAGCAATGCCGCGGGGTGGATTGTACGGACTTTCTGCTGGTGGCGGCGGTGACATCGGGGACCACGCTCCGCGTGAGCGGGCTTCTGCCGCAAACGACCTACCGGTTCCGGGCCAAACATGCCGATGCAGCGGGCAACGTCTCGCTGAATTATTCAACCGTGGTCACAGGGACAACGCTCGCCGTGCCGGTCGGAACCGTGACGGCGGTCTGTCGTTGCAAGCATCACCGATGACACTCGTTCAACGACAACAGCTCTTCAGTTATATGCTGGCCGACCAGTTCGCATGGATGAAGGCACAGGGGCTCCTGTGGACGCTGGGCGATGCCTGGCGCTCGACGGATGAGCTTTTATGTCCGCATTGCGCGACAGGGGTCACGTACCAGGAACTTCTGAAAGCGAACGGACGGAGCAAGGTGCGGGTGAGTACGCATAATGAACGGTGTGCGATTGATGTCATGCTCTGGGTTGACGGGCGGCTATCGAATCATGGCGAGCATTATCGGTCAGCCGGAGAACATTGGGAGTCTCTTGGCGGGCGATGGGGTGGCCGGTTTGGGGTTGATTCGGCTGATTATGGAACGAAGGTCGGATGGGATCCTGGCCATATGGAACTTGCGGGAGGTTGAGTATGGGCGATGAAGTTGTTGTCGTGAATGTGTCACAGTTCTTGAAGGATACCGATCGGGTGGCGACGGCCTTCGGGGTTTTGGAGTCTGCGGCGATTGCGGCGGGAGATTTTGTGGTTCACTTAGGGCCGGATGGAGTCAACTGGAATGCGCCGACGTTCTGGATCGGTCTGGTTATCGCGATGCTGCGCGGTGTGATGGGGTTCTACACGAATAAGGCGGCTGGAGGAACGACGACCATCCAGACCGGTCAACATGCCACCACGAACGTCAAGGAGGGGAAGACATCATGATTCTCGAATTGATCGGCACCATAGTGGTCGCGATTGCGCCAGCGATTGCATTGCAACTGCGAGAGATGATGAAGAAACGGAAAGCCGAGAGACCACTGCTTGAACAGGGAGCCGTCGATGAAGAACTGTTACATGATCGCCCTGCTGTGTCTTTGCGCCTTAGCCGGCTGCACGAAGCCGCGCGTGAGCGTCGTGCTCATACCTAACGATCGGTTCCTGGAACCGGTCTATGCGGCTGATGGAACCCTGATCCGTGGACGGTCGTCCATTGCAGACGGATACCTTCGGGAGATTATGCAGGACTTGACGTATTGCCGAAAAGAGGCTAATCCATGACCATGAAACTAGTACCAGTCCTCGCGCTGTTCCTGGCCCTCTCCGGTGTGGCGGAAGCCTGCCAGCAATACCGGGATGTGGTCCATGACCGGAACGGGAACGTCCTGTCTGGGGTCTCGATCACGGTCAAGCGCTCTGGGGTCTCGACGGCAACCACGATCTATTCAGACTCCTTGTGCGCCACGATCTCGGCCAATCCGATTACGTCTGGGAGTACCGGCGAATTTATCTTCTATGCGGTCGACGGACAGTACGACCTGGATATGACGAAGGTCGGTTACACGTTTATCCCGATCACGGATCTGTCGATCTATGACCCGCTCGGCGAGCATGTCATTTCGATGGCCAAGTATCAGACTGATGATATTTGCGCCACGGGAACGGGGGCCATTGATCAGATTGGGGCCACGGTGGCGACGCTCCTCATCTCGCGGCCGGCGACCTGTAGCACCATCAAAGTGATTCCGACGACCTTGACGCTGGCCTTCGATGGCCAAGGCGACATTACGACGAATTCGCCGGCCTCCTTGACGGTCAATGGGCCGGTACGAAATCTCCACGGGCGACAAGTCTTCAAGGGCACCGGGACCTATGCCTTCGGGGCGCTGGCCGGGCCGAATCCATACGGGTACATCGGCCTGGTGACGCCGACCTATGCCTCTACAGTGTCGATCGATGCCGCGGCGGGGAAGACGTTCATTGTGACGGCGTCCGATACCAACCCGTTTACGATTGCCGCGCCGTCTAGTCCGGCCAGCGGGCAGGAAATCCGGATCACGATCAAGAATACCAGTGGCGGGGCACTCGGGACGGCAACATGGAATGCGGCCTACAAGATGGGGGCGGCGTGGACGCATCCGGCGGATACCAAGAACCGGTCCATCACGTTCTACTACGACGGGAACGCCTGGATCGAAGTTAACCGGTCGGCGGCGGATGTGAGCAACTAAGGAGGCGGCATGCCTGGTGCAATTCCCGCGGCGAGTACCTACCTTACGATCACGCGCGATAAGCTGATCGAGATGGCCTATAAGGCGATCGGCGTGCTCGAACCGGGACAAGTCCTGGACGGCGAGCAGCTGAACGACGGCGTCTCCGTCCTGACCATGATCGTGCGCGAAGTGGACGCCTCGCAAAAGTGGCGCTGGACGATCGACGAAGCCGTGCATGTGCCGTTGGTGAGCGGGGTCTTTCTCTACACGATCGATAACGGCCTCCCGTCGAATATCACAGAACTGATGAGCGCGACCTATCGGGACGGACAGGGGAACGATACGCCGCTCGCGACACTGAAGGCTGAGCGTTGGGAAGAGATTCCGGAGAAGACGCAGTACGGGACCCCGAAAGCCGTCTACCTGACCGATCATCTCGACCTCTCCCGGCGGGAATTGTATGTTTGGCCGACGCTGGAGACGGTCGTCGCACAGTCACAAATCGACGGGCCCTACCGGTGTATCCGGACGCATACCTCGAAGCTCAACAATGAGCCGATGAGCGGCGCGAACGCGAAGGTATACTGGGAGCCCGGTGGCGAGGGCGGCGATCCCTGGCAGTCGGGCATTGAATACACGGCGCCTCCACAGATCCGGCTGCTCCACAAGCGTCCGCTGATCGACTTCCTCACGTCTGGCGATAACCCGGACTTTCCTCTCCCGTGGCCACGGCTGCTCTTGTATCGGCTCGCGTTCGACCTGGGCGACTTCTATAGCATCCCGCTCGAAGAACGGAAGCTGATGATCGACAAGGCCAAGGGCGCGTTCGATGACATCCATCCGTCGGTCAAGGTGAAGACGAATCAGATTCACAATAAGGTGTCGTACTTCTGATGGGTATTGCCTCGCGCGAACTCAAAGACTTCCCGCTGATCGAGCAACCGTTCGAAAACGTCGAGGACGTGCAAGTCGACCAGTGGGCGTCGACCATCATGGACTTTCTGCCGGTCGTCGTCGAAGGAAAGATTCAACTGGTGAAGCGTCCAGGCCTGACGGAATGGATCAACCTCGGGACCGGGCTTCCGATCGATGGGCTGTACTGGTGGGATCGGAAGAATTGCGCCGTGGCGGTCAGCGGAGGACGGGTGTGGAAGATCCTGGACAGCGTCGGGACGCGGGTGGAATTGACCGGCTCCAGTGAACTGCGGTCGGCGTCCTTGGTGAAGTTTGCCACAGACGGGAACCGGCTGGTGATGGCGAACGGCGGGCGCATGGTGCATACGGAGTTGACGACCCTCACGACGATGGCGGATGCCCAGGCGCCCACGAACGTGTCGCATGTGGCCGAGATCGACGGGTATCTCCTGGCGAACGTTGGTGGGACAGGGCAGATTCAGTTCAGTAGTTTTGACGACTTCTTGAGTTGGATTGCCTTGGACTTCGTGACGGCGGAATCGAAGCCAGACGATGTGGTCGCGATCGGCGAAGCCTATCGGGAACTGATCGCGGTCGGACGGGAAACGGTCGAATTCTTCCAGAACGACGGC